ACTCCAACGCCAGTAATGGCGTCACCAGTTGCTTTGCCAAAATTTTCCATTTTAGCTGTAGTGTCTTCGATGTTATTATCTTTACCAAGTGCGTCTAATGCACCTAATATGCCTTTACCTATTTCTTCTTTAACATTTTCGGAGGCTACTTTTAATAGATCCATTTTGCCAGCATAAGTAGTTAATCTAGCTGCTGCTTGGCCTGAAAACTTTTCTTGTAACTGGCCCATAATTTTATTCATATCGCCAGTTTTTAATATTGATTTACTTAACCCAGTTCCCAATTTGCCAAGAGCTGTAGTTTGACCAGCGTATGCTTTAGCCAAAGTAGCGCTAATTTCTTGAACTGATCCGTAACCAGCTGCGCTCAAATCTAATGCCAATGCTAAAGCGTCTTGGCTTTGAGTAATAGATTTAGTAACTGTTAATAGTCTTTGAAATGATGGTCGTAATTCATCATCAAGCACTCCTGTAGTCTTCTGTAATTTCCCAATGTAATCTTCAACTGCTGGTGAACTAAAAGCATATCCAGTATTTTTTAACTGTAGTTCTAAAGACTTAGCTGCTTTTTGATCTGCCGCAAATGCTGCCACGGCTTTTTTGCTGTAATTAAGTAATGCAGTGGCGCTAAATACGCCAGCAAACACTTTGCCAAAACTTTTAACTTGTTTTTCAAAGGCGCCAATTTCTTTCTGGCCTTTTTTAAGTCCTTTGTTATCAAAGGTGCTGACTGCACTGACAATTAAATTGGCCACTATGCTGCCTTATCTAATCGTGTTTTAATGTTAAAGTCTGTGGCTACTGTGTTAATAGCCTTAACCACAGCTGGAATAACCTTGCTAGATTCTTCAAACCAAGCCCTATAAATTAGGCGGCCTTTTTGTTTGTTCTCGCCTTTCATCTGGCTGATAGATTCGGCAGATTCTATAAACTGTATGCCAGCATTAGGATTAAGGCTTTCTGAATTAGATGCCCCTTTGCGATTCTTTCGGCCAGCAGTTTCGAAGATTGCGCCAGGTGCTGATATGTTTGCTACGTAAAATGCAGCTCTATAACCTGATCGATTGCGACTGTTTGTGCCAGCGTTGTATTTGATAAGACTTTTAGCTAGAGAATAATCATAGGCTGGAAATGCCCTGTATTTGATTGTGTCACCTGATGCAGTGCCTTTACCCCAGCCGCTTAGAACTTCGTTTTGTTGCGGTAAATAACCACGTGCTTTATCTCGGACAATAAGCATTGCAGTCTTAATATCTTTAGACATCTGTTTATTGAGTTCAGGCTCAACTTCTCGCATAGCCTTTTGGAGTTGTTTAACGCCGTTTACCACGACTGGCATTTTTGATCTCCTTAACTCTGTCTGTCAATACCTGAATTATTGCTAGATACATTTCGGTATCCATATTAATAAACTCGCTAGGCGGTATTCCAGTCTCTACTGCTAATTGCGCAATAGTGTAAGCAATAGAATTCCGCTCTATTATTTTTTTTCTTCGTCTAATACCTCAACGGTTTCAAGTGTATCTATGAATTCGCTGCCCCAAATCGGTATTTGTGCGCCAGCCCTGCGCAAGCACTCATAAGCTAACCAAAATATCTCGGTCTGCCTTTCGTGCTCACGCAAGACTTTGCTAATTCCTGATCCGTACTTCAATTCGAAAGCGTACTCGACACCTGGAGTTATCTTGTGCTCTGATACTTCTCCATTAGCCCTTGTTATCTTTAGCTTTGCCATTATTACTCCTTAGTTAGAATGCCACCGACGATGACACTGTTATTGCGGAGTTTACAGTAAGGGAAAGGCTTGATGTTGCAATTTCAGCGACGCCGCCCTGCCCAATTGGGGTTAGGTTATTTACCAACACTGAAAATTGGTAAGTTGGGTTTTCGGCTGATACGGCAGTGCCTTTAACGGTAATTACTGATACTGCTAAGGTTTTGCCAAATGCTGCGCTAAGTGTTGCATTTACTTGAGATGCTGCCCAGTCATTGATAAAATCGATGGTGAATGTGCCTGATTGTAGACCTGCAACAAACTTATGTGCTGTGTCACCCATAGCGGTTACTTCTAGTTCATCCACGATTTGATTGATTACGGCATTAGTCACGTATGAGCTAATGTCGATTGAAGGTGTGGTTGGTGCCGCATTGGTAGCCAACTTAACACCTACGTTATTATTTAAATAGATACCCATTATTATTCCTCATCTTTCTTTGTTTGTGCAGTTGGTTTTGGTGCGTCTTTTATTTGGCCTGTCTTTTTCAAGAAGGCTAAGTCTTCTTCGTGTGTGCTCATTTTAACTCCAGCTCGTTAGGATTGATACGGTTATTTCTGATGTTAATAAATCTCCACTAGCTGCGTTTGTAATAGCTGGAGCGGAGACACTTGATATGTTGTAAACCAGGGTTGATGCCGCCAGTTTAGTTACTACTGCCACAATAAAATCTTCTATGCCTTTTAGGTTACCCTGATTGTCAAATGCAGGGGCGGTTATTAAAATCTTAAAATTAGCCAAAGGTGCAATGCTTGTCTGGCTATTATTGCTTGGCACGATGTATGGATCCGCTACGGTTACCACCACGCTGTTTGCGAGTAAAGTTGCTGGCGGAAAACTAAAGGTAGACCATACTCCAGCGTTTGCTAAAGCGGTTGCTAGCGTGCCACGTAGCGTGCTTATTGCAGCCATTAGCCGACCAGTGATGCTGGACTTGAATACGGCTGGATGAGACCACGCACTCGGTTAATCAGCTGATAACCCATCCGATAAGGGCTGGCAGAGATCCCATCCATACCGACCCCACCAGTCTGGCTAACTTGTCTTGCTTGCCAGATGTCTACAGCAACGATCATCGCTGCCTCACGTATTGCTGGGGTTGTCGCATAAGATTGGGTCTTGTGGTCTGGGCCAGTGGCCACGCCATAAGGTAATACCTTGTGAAATGTTTGGTTTGCAGCTGTCTTTGCATACTGCACAAATGAATAGCCATTAGGAAAATTAACTTGGCCGTAGTTATACATAAATACTGGGATAAGGCTAGTAGTGCCAGATGTTGGAGGAATTGTGCCAGTGATTGTGTGGGTGCCATTAAATGTTGCACCACAGCCACTCACCACTATTGATTGTGTCGCAGCAAATGCGTTTGGATTAGCAAGCATAAGTGTTGCCACGTTATCTTGTAATGCTGTACCTACTACTGGGGCAGTGTTAAACCATAGATATTGGTTAATTAAATCTTCTGCAGTTTGGCAAACTTCTTCTACTGTTGCATCGGTATACAAAGTGCCGATCCCAAGATTCGAGCGTAATTCAGCTGTGGTCACGTAGACGGCTGGCATTGTATTCCTCTCTTAAAAAACTCCCCCAGGGCTAGGGCTACTAAACCCCAGGGGATTACTTATTTGTTAATCGGTCTTATCAGGTCTTTTTGAATTTGACAATTCCGTTAGGCATCTTGGCAAGTGTTGCCATATAGCCATAGATTGCTACCTGTACTTGTAGGTTTGATACTACGTTTACAGACATAAAGTTTTGTGCTGAGCGATATACAGTGAATGCCTCTGGTGCAAGGATTACAGCAGAATCATCATCGAATGTAGTTGCAGTGAAGTTCTTGTCTACGTATAGATCAAGACCAAGCACGTTACCACGGATGGATCCTGTTGATACCTGTCCAGCTGCGTTCATTGGTTGTAGCGCTGTAAATACTGGGCGCTTTGTGGTGTCTTGTGCAGAGATTAACGCACCCCATTGTGCTGGGTTAGCGATGTAATTCTGTGCGAAGTAACCAGTGTTTGTGTAGATGGTACGTGCAGCCTCAGCAGAGAATGCAACAATTCCATCAAGATCAGCAGATGTGTTTGTGCCGTTAGCAGATGCTTGAATCAAAGCTGCTAATACAGTCTGATCTAAGCGCTTCAAATATGCATACTCTAATTGCTTAGTAAGTTCTGCATAGAAGTTTGGATCTGAACGCTCTAATAATTCAACAGACAGTGTGTTCATACCTGCGTACTTAGAAACTGAAGCTGTTAGGTATTGTGTTTCCATACCTGTGTTTTGTACTGCGCCTGCTTCTGCTTCTACAGTAACTTCTGGTGCAACACCTGAACCGCCACCAACGCTGGTAACAAGTGAGGGCACTGAGATTGACATCCCGCTTGTAGGCAAAATTCCTTGACTGCACGCATCAATTGCTGGAGTGCCAAAGCGAGTGTTAGTTACAAACTCTGCTAGATACTTGGTTGGTGAAAATGCTGGGTTGGTTGCGAAAGAATCATCAGCTGCTGTTACATATAGCTTTGAATCATCGTTACCTAGAGCAGCTTTAATCTTATGCTCTGTGTATGCAGCCATTGAAGTAATTGGCGTGCGAATTGTTGTTTGGATAAGTGGTGTTGTAAGTACTGGGCGAGCAGCTTCTACTGTAGGAGTAGCAGCCTCTGCCTTTGCTTCTTGTGGCGCTGTTGCTTTGTCTTCCACAGGAGCCTCGCTTTCTGTTTGGTTTTCGGTTTCTTCTACTGCATCTTCAACTTGCTTTAATAGCTTTAGTTGATCTACTGCATTAGAAATCTCGTTGATTAGTTCATCTTTTTTGTTTTCAATTAAATCTTCGCCAGGGCCATCCATACTGGCCGCTACTTTTTGAACCATAGCTGCGCTGAATGCGGGTGTCTCGACCAGGCTGACCTCACGTAAGGTAGCGCTTGTAACATACAAATAATCTTTTTTCTGTACAGACTTATTTACATCGACACCTACTGATAGGCCATCGATTAACTGCTCACCTGCAAGAATTAAAGCATCTTGGCCTTGCATTGATGCACTGATCTTAAATGATGCGTAGATGCCGTCTTCTGCCTTATTAAACTTCTGCATTCTGCCAATAGGCTTATCGTTTTTGTGTTGCATAAGCATCTTAACCTTGCCAGGATCGCCAATTTCAATAGAGTCTTTAGCAAAAACCACTTTGCCAACAGAGGTGTTACCTACTTCTTCGTATGGCACAATTTTGCCAGCGATGATTCTGCGCTCGCCATCGGCGCTTTCAATTTGACTACTGAACGTAAGTAGCATTGTCTGTCTCATTTCCATTAGGTGTCATTTGTTCCATTTGTTTAGCTTGTTCAACATCAATAAGGCCAAGCGATAGCATTTTCTCTATTGCTTCTAAGCGCTTAATTGTGTCGGCACGCAAAAATGATTCTTCGATAGCAAACTTAACTACGTGGCCACGTGGGGTTATATCATCCATAGATAGTCGATCCTCGATGGCGCAGATAAATGGTTGCAGTGAGTATGCAACAAACTCTTTACGGCCATCAATAATATTTTGGTAAGTCATTGAGTTATTCATATCTGCAGAGATGTAATAAGCAGGTACGTTCATCGCTCTAGCGATCTGAGTTGCCAAGTATTGCTGGGCTTCGTTGTACATCATATCTTTAGGAGAGAATCCTGTGGTTTCGTAAGATAAAGTAGATGTTAAATATGCTGTTGATCTATTTAATCTGCTTTGCTTCCATTGTGCTAATAATCCTGATACTTGCTGCTCTGGTAAATCTGCGCCAGTGTTTTTAATGTAACCACTTGGCATTGGAGTTTGTGCGGATACAGCTGCGGCCTTTTCAATATCTAAAGCGCTTTGAATTGTACGTGATGCGGTTTGTAATACGCCTTGTGTTAAACCTTGGAACGTGATAAGAGATCCAATACCTGTCATTGGAGACTCAACGCCATCTACATAATACTGGCTAACTTCTGTACCAAACTTATTTGTAGTAAATGTAACTCGGTTATTAGCGATCCACTCAAATCGTGATGGTCTAAAATCATCTGCATATAATTCTGTAACACGCCAATATGCAACGCCGTAAAACAGAAGACTATCGACAGTCCAGGATAAAGTGACGGATCTTGGTTGCCGATAGTCTGGCTGTTCTAACCACAGAGGACTCCCCAGTACCTCACCACTTGACTTTTTGTAAAGTTTAAGCGGCAGGTATGAAACTACACCAGCAATAAGATTTCTGCAACGAGTAACTGCTGGTACTTGCATCGCATAGTTGCGATCTAATCCACCAGGAAAATTACCAACACCAGTTGTAAATGAACCATAGCCATAAGCTGTGTCCATAATGGCAGGGGCGTATTGCGCTTGTACGGATTCTTTATTTTTTGTAATTCCCAAAGCAGACAATATACCCATATGTATATGTTATACCATAAATCGGACTATTGGTGCAAATTACACAAAGATTTGTGCAGTTTGTTGAGGTTTTGTTAATTGACTAACCACCATAGCAAGTGATATAGCGGCAGTAACATCTCCAGCGGATTTACGCCTAATTATGCGCCAGCCAGCGTCGTTTGTCTTAGCTGCGCAATTATTTAGGTGTTGTACTAGCTCTGCTTGGCCAGAATGGACTACACGGCTATTGGCTAGACCATCGGCTAAGTCTGAGCACGCTTGGTAGAACGCTTGCCCTGATACATCAACCATACGCCATCCGCTTTGCTCTAATCTTGTGGCAATAGTTTGCGTGGCGTACTTGTCAAAGCAAATAGTATGCGGGTGATATTTTCTAGCCCACTCGTTTATATCACTTGCCATCTTAATCTCATCTATTGCTATATCGCTATACCAAAGCTGTGCCAAGCCAACTGCAATTTTGCCATCTTTCATTTGGCCCATAACTAAAGCACCTGATCTTCTAGTAGGTGCAACATCGAATGCCATAATGGTTTGTGGGCCTACAGGTATTTCTAAACTGCTATCGCTGCACTGCTCAATAGATCCATACACCCAGGGGCTGACAGCTGAATCTATCCACTGGCATAACATCTCAGTACGTGTAGCTTCTATACTGTTAGTGCTTACAGATTCTTCTAATGTTTGCTCAGTTATTAAATGACCTAAAGCAGGGTTAGCCAATGCCCACGCCTTCTTGTCATTTATCTTGCAATGCTGTGGTGCGCTGTACTCATAAAATCCTAAGTTTTCTGGTGGATAAGATAAGCAACGCTCTCTCAAATCATTTAATACTGTACTAAACCCATCACCAGCATTACTTGTCATTAAAGTCATTGCATTAGGCCGAGCACGTGTGGTTGGTAATGCAGCTGTAAATGCTTCTTCTGTCCATTCTCTTAATTCATCGATATATAAGAAATCTGCGGTCTTACCACGTGGTGCATCTCTGGTTGCAGCTGCA